TCACTGGATCATTATCTGGTAATGCAGTTGTTACAATACCTTTAGATGTTCAAACTTTTTATTTTTTAAGAAATTCTAGCTCTGGAGCTTATACAGTTCAGTTTAAATATGCATCAGGTTCAGGAGACAGCTTTACTTTTTCAGCTACAGATAAAGGAGATCAACTTGTATTTGCTACAGCAAATGATGGAACAAACCCTGATATCATTACTTTAGCTTTTGGAGATGGAGATGTTACAACAACTGGAACACAAACTTTAACAAATAAAACTTTAACCTCTCCTAAAATTGGAACAAATATCCAAGACACAAATGGAAATGAATTAATTACTTTAACAGCTACAAGTTCAGCTGTTAATGAAGTCACTTACGCAAATGCTGCAACGAGTAATAACCCATCAATCACAGCATCTGGAGGTGATACTAACATTGGTATTGATCTAAAAACAAAAGGGTCAGGAGTTATTCAAGCTGAAGACAGTGGTGGAAACGTTTCTGCTGTTAAAATTGCAGGAAAAGAAACTATTTGGGTTCCAGCTTCAGCCATGTATCCTAATACTACAAATGGATGTGCAGACTTAGAACAAGTAGAATTATCAAATGGTCCTGAAATTAAAACTTTAGATTTTGACAAAGATTCTGATGAAAACGCTCAGTTTGCTGTTGCATTTCCAAAATCATGGAATGAAGGAACAGTAACTTTTCAAGCATATTTTACAGCAGATTCAACAAATACAGGAACTGTATCTTGGGTGTTAGCAGGTGTATCTATTGCAGATAACGACAGTATTAATACTGCTTTTGGAACAGGTGTAGCACCAACAGCAAAAGCACACAGTGGTACAGCTAATGATTTAGACGTTACGGCAGAGAGTGGAGCAGTTACAATTGCAGGATCTCCTAGCACAGACGAGGAAGTATTCTTTCAAATAACAAGAGATGTATCAGAAGACAGTTTAACAGCTGATGCAAAATTATTAGGTGTTAAATTATTCTTTACTACTGACGCTGCTAACGACTTGTAATAGGAGTATAGAGTGAAAGACTTTAAACTAGACCCAAATAAAATCTTCCCTTCATATGGCGGAAAAGGTTCTCGTAAACACTCGGGGCCAAAAACTAAAGGATTTGGTTATCAAATCTTAGGTTTTGGATCTGGTGCTTCAGTAAAAAATTTAATACCTTTTGGTTATTTAATTGTTGCTGGCGGCGGCGCTGGAGGTTCAAACTATGGCGGCGGCGGAGGCGGCGGCGGAATGAGAGAATTTTCTATTCCCCAAGGTCAACAAGAAGTTTCAACAGGAACATACACAATTACAGTTGGTGCCGGAGGATCTGGATCAAGATCAGGAACCCCAGGTGCACCGGAATCTGGAAGAGGTAATAGTGGTACTGATTCTTCAGTATTTACAGGTTCTGCATTTGCAGTTGCTTCAACTGGAGGTGGTGGCGGAGGTAATCAAGGAACCCCTGATTTAAATGGTGCTGGTTTACCTGGAGGTGCAGGCGGTGGATCTGGTCCGGGAGGATATATAAGTTCTAATCCAAGAGGAAGCGGAAACGCCGGTGGATACTCTCCACCTGAAGGCGCACAAGGAGGTCAATCACCTAGTTCACTAGATGCACCTGCTTATGGAGCAGCTGGTGGCGGAGGCGGAGGAGCTTCTGGAGGCCCAGGAAACCATTCTAATGCTGGAGGCCCAGGAGGCGCCGGAAGTCCGACTACATTTATTTCACCAAGTGCACAATCATTTTCTGGTGGAGGTGGCGGTGGATTTGGAAACGTACCTAGTGGATCTGGCGGATCAGGAGGACCTGGCGGAGGAGCTGGTGGAAAAGGAAACGCTTCAGCGAATACTGGAGGCGGCGGCGGAGGCGGCGGCCCAGTTCAAGGCGGCGGAGGCGGAACAGGAGGATCTGGTAGAGTTCATTTAAGATGCCCTACTGCTTTAGTGCCCCTTGTTTCAGTTAGTCCAGAGGGTTCAATAACCGCTTCTCAAGATGGAAGTGCAGTAATTACCTTCTTATCTACTGGTACTTTAACCATTGCATAAGGTTTTATTTATCTGTATAATGTAGAGATACATTATGAAAGATATTAAAGTAAAAGAGACTAATTTAATCTTAGAAAAAAATATAGAAAAACCAACTTTTTTGTATGAATGTATTTTAGAAAATATAAATACAAAAAAATTAATCAAAGAAATAGAACACGGTATTGCTCTTCCAAATAACATGAACCATAGAACTAATGTTCGTGGAGACATGACACATTGGACATATTTCACTAATAGTTTAGATCTTAATGGTGTGCTTTCTTTTTGTATAGATCATTTTAATTTAGATACAAAAATGGGAAACTCTTATTTAAAAGATGCTTGGGGAAATAAAATGACAAGAAATTGTTTTACTGCTTTACATGATCATTCTGGCAACAGTATATCAGGTGTATTATTTCTAAATACATGTAAAGGACATTACTTAGAATTTCCTGAATTAAATTTAAAAACAGAAGTTATAAAAAATAAGATTGTTTTATTTAGAGCACATCTTAGACATAAAACAAAAAGAATAATAGATGATACTGTTAAATATGCCATAGCTTTTAATTTTAGAAATAGAGAAAGTTGGGAATGACAAAAATAGGCTGGGTACCATTTAAAAAAAGTTATTCTGATAAATATCATATTATTGAATCTTTAGAAAGAATGATAAAAACTCCTGAAAAAATTTTAGGGTTCTACAAAAAAACAAATAGTTGGTTTAAACAATGTCCTTCTAATTTTAATTTTTTAAAAAATTTTTATGTTATTAGATCTCCTTTTGATGTTGAAATTAAATATTTTAGAGAAGAAAAAAGAATTTGGGTGAGTCAAAAACAAGGCTTTGTAGATCATATGGTTGATCCTAGATTTGGACAATACACAGATACAGATAAAGCTTTATGCTCTGTTTTGGTTTCGTACATGTTTGTTGCAGATGAACCTGTGTGGTTAGAGGTTTATCCTCCTTTCTTACATGGTGAGGTAAAAAATACTAAATTTATTAGCGGAACTTTTGATATTCATAGTTGGCAAAGACCTGTGGATTTTACCTTTGAAATATTAAACGATAAAAAACCAATTAAAATAAAAGAAAATCAACCTCTATATTATGTGAGATTTGTAAGTAAAAAGCTTAATGATGATTTTAATTTAAAAAGATTACAGTGGACAGAAGAACTATTTAAAGCACATGCAACTTCTCAACCACAAAATTATTTTGTTAATGTAGCTTGGAAACTAATGAAACTAGGTAATAAGTTAAGACCTAAAAAATTTATTAAATGAAAAATTTAAAAGATTATATACTTCAATTAGATAGTTGGATTCCTAATAATATATTAAAAACTTCTTTAAAAGAACTTAAAAAAGATAAGACTTGGGAACAACACAAATATCAAAACTTAAAAGATGCAAGTGATACTTACGTTAAAAATAAAAGTAAAGAACTTAATATTTGTTGGGGAGAGAAATTAACTTATTTAGAAGAGTTAATGACATTAACCTGGAAAGCAATAGAGAGATATATTATTATTGATAAAATTGGTGGAGATACAATTAATAGTTGGAATGGGTTTTCTAAAATTAGATTTAACAGATATAAAAAAAATCAAATAATGTCTAAACACGTTGATCACATTCATGATTTGTTTACTGGAGAAAGAAAAGGAATACCGATATTAAGTATTGTTGCTGTCTTAAATGATGACTATGAAGGTGGAGAGTTTATACTATTTGATGATTATGAAATTAAATTTAAAGCTGGAGATTTAATTATTTTTCCTTCCGCATTTTTATACCCACATTTAGTTAAACCTATAAAGAAAGGAACAAGATATTCTTTTGTATCTTGGTGTTATTAAATGATTGATTACTTAAAAGGTGTGCACAAAGATGCAGGGGTTAAATACAAAAACCACAAAGACATTTTAATTACACCTTTATTTACTGAGTCTTTTTGTAAAGAACTTTGTAACATAGGAAATGAATTAAAAAACAAATTTAATTATTGGCATCAATCTAACGTTGCTAAAGATTCAACATTGTATTTTAATATCATGCGATCTAGATATTTTGCTGGAGAAAAATTTTTTGAAGACTTTACTATACATTATTCTCAGACTATTTCTAAAATGATAAAAAAAGAATGGCCCTCTACAAAAATAATAGGTTGGTTTGACCCATTTATTGTTAGGTATGATGGTGGTAAAAAAGATGAATTACATTTACATAATGATGTAAGTCACATAACAATGGTAGTTAAATTAAATAATGATTTTAAAGGTGGTGTGCTTAAACTTCCAAGACAAAAATTTGATAATAAAAAAATACCAGTGGGACATGCTTTAGTATGGCCAAGTCAAGTAACTCACCCACATACTGTAACTCCTGTTACAACAGGAGTTAAATATTCTATGACAAGTTGGACCTGGCCAGTATATTGGCAAGAAAACGGAATAGCTTGGCAAAAGGAAATGCATCAATGATTTTAAATCATAAATATTTTTATTTTAAAAAAGCTTTGACAGATAAATTTTGTGACGATGTAATTAAATATGGTTTAGAACACAAAACTAAAAAGGCAACTGTAAGAAAAGTTACAAATGTATCACAAGGAGTTGCAAAAAAATATAGAAACTCGGATATAGTTTTTTTAGATGAGGAGTGGATTTATAGAGAAATCCAACCTTATGTAAGACGAGCTAATGAAGAGGCAGGTTGGAATTTTGAATGGGATTGGACAGAACCAGCTCAATTTACTATATACGGACCTAATCAATTTTATAACTGGCATGTAGATACTAGTTTACCTTATGACAAGCCTGATAATTTAAATGTACATAATAAAATTAGAAAGTTGTCTGTGACTGTAAATTTATCTAATCCTAAAGATTATAAAGGAGGACATTTTGAATTTGATTTTAGAGATCTTCAAGATGTAAAAAAATGTAAACCACATAAAGTTAAAGAAATAAATCAAAGAGGAAGTTTAATAGTTTTTCCATCTGACTTATGGCACAGAGTTACACCTGTTACAAAAGGAAAAAGATACTCATTAGTAATGTGGAATTTAGGATATAGTTTTAAATAAAAATGAAAGATATTTTTGTCTATGATCATTTTTTAGATTGGGAAAGTTTTAATAAAATAAATGTCACCATAAACAGTGGTCATTTTCCTTGGTACTTTAGTTGTGTGACTGAAAATAATAAAAAAGATGAATTTCAATTTTCACATTTATTTTATCAAACAGGAGGAGTAAACTCTGATTTTTGTGATATGTTAAATCCTTTAATAAAAAAATTAAACGCTACAGCGATAGCTAGAATAAAAGCTAATCTTTTATTACAAACTAAAAATATTAAAATATTTGATTACCATACTGATTTTGATTGGAACCATAAGTGGTGGACAGCTATTTATTATGTTAATACTAATGATGGTAAAACTATTTTTAAAAATAATAGAGAAATATTAAGTCGAGAAAATAGAGTAGTTATATTTGATGGACGTTATGAACATACAGGAACTACTTGCACAGATGAAAAAAATAGGTTAGTAATTAATTTAAACTATTACAATAAAGATATAAAATGAGTTTTAAAAAAAATAAATATAAAGTTTTAAAAAATGTTTTAGATAAAAATTTTTGTGAGTTTTTATTTAATTATTTTTTAAATAAAAGATTCTTAACATATGTTTTATTACAACATAGATATATAAATCCTAATGAAGGTATGTTTGGTGTATTTGGGGACACACAAGTGCCAAATACTTACAGTATATATTCAGACACTGTTTTTGAAACTTTATTACAACATTTAAAACCTATAATGGAAAAAGAGACAGGTTTAAAATTATATCCTAATTATTCTTATGGAAGAGTTTATAAAAATGGAGATGTTTTAAAAAGACATAAAGATAGAATGGCTTGTGATATTTCAACCACTTTAAATTTAGGGGGTCAAAACTGGCCTATTTATTTAGAACCTTCAGGAGAAGAAGGAAAAAAAGGCATTAAGATAGATTTAAATGCAGGTGATATGTTAATATACAGAGGATGTGACCTTGAACATTGGAGAAAACCTTTTAAAGGGGTGGATTGCGCTCAGGTTTTTTTACACTATAATAAGAAAGGTAAGAACGCTATAAAATTTGACAATAGACCTATGTTAGGTTTACCTCAATATTTTAAAAATAAAAAGTAATTTACTAAACATTTATAATACTATATAAGGAGAAACATTATGGCACATTTTGCAAGAATTAAAAAACAACCTAATCCATTTACAAGCGAACTTGAATGGACAGTACAGGAAGTTATTGTAGCAAGTAATGATATACAAACTGCTAATGGCCCTTTAGGTGATAATGACATGCATGAAGATGGTGAAACTTATGTAAAAAATATGTTTAAACACATGTATTCAGAAAACGAAAATGTTTGGAAACAAACATCGTATAACAATAATTTTAGAAACTTATTTGCTGGAAAAACTTTTGTATATTTAGAAACTGCAGATAGATTTATAGAACCACAGCCTCATGCGTCATGGCATTTAAGTAATGAAGATTTTACTTGGAAAGCCCCAGTAGCTTATCCATCAATTGTAGAATATGATAATCCTTTAGCAGGACAAGATATACTAAATGATGCTGGAGAAGTTGAAGGCACACAACCTGATAAAGCTCCTTATTACATTAGATGGGATGAAGACCAACAAAAATGGTATGCACAGGCTTCTCATTTAAATCTTAATAAAGATACTCACGTTTGGAATGTTGATACAACATCGTGGGATGAAGTATAATACACATAGTCTATTTCCAACCCCTGTTTATATTTCAGAAATAAATAGACCATTTACAAAAAAAGAATTAAGTTTTGTTAATAATCAAAAAAACAAGATAAATAAAAATTTTAATTCTTTTACAAAAGACACTTATATTTTAAATAAACCTGAACTTAAAAATATAAAAAGTTTTATAGATAAAAATTGTAAAAATTATTTAGATAAAATTATATCACCTAAACATGAAAGTGAGTTATATGTAACTCAATCTTGGATAAATTATATGGAACAAGGTGAACATCATCATCCTCATGCTCATCCAAATTCAATTTTATCAGGTGTGTTTTATTTAAATGCAGATGATAAAAATGACAGTATTAAGTTTACACATCCAAAAGGATATCAACAAATTAAACCCGAGATAGATAAATATAATATTTGGAATTCAGATACGTGGTGGTTTCCTGTAAAAACAGGCCAATTAATAATGTTTCCATCATCATTAGTTCATCGAGTCGACACTAAAAAAAATAAAGACACCAGAATAAGCCTTGCTTTTAATACTTTTTACAAGGGAGTATTAGGTTCAGATAATACTTTAAGTGAGCTAAAATTGTGATATTAGTCTAGATTTAGTAGAAATAACATAATATAGTGTTGAAATTATGCTACAGAAAATAGGATTTGCACCCGGAATTAACAAACAACTTACAGAAACTGGAGCCGAAGGGCAATGGGTAGACTGTGATAATGTAAGATTTAGATATGGTATTCCTGAAAAAATAGGTGGCTGGAATCAATTAGGAGATCTTAATTCTAATGAATTAACAGGCGCTGGTAGAGGTCTACATCATTTTGTAAATACAGCAGGTAGAAGATATGCGATTATTGGCACTAACAGAATATTATATGCCTTTTCTGGTGGTGTATTCTATGACATACACCCTATTAAAACTACAACAACACTTACCAATGCGTTTAGCACAGATAATGGCAACGCGGCTGTAACAATAACTTTTCCTACAGCCCATGGCATAAGTCCAAATGACATAATTTTATTAGATAATTTTACAACCATAACAGGTTCTAATTTTGGAGCATCTGATTTTGATGATAAAAAATTTATGGTGACCTCTGTTCCAACAGCTACGACCCTCACAATAACAATGCCGTCAAATGAATCAGGATCCGGGGCAACAACATCGGGTGGCATTAGAGTACAACATTATTATCCTGTGGGCACAGCTGTTCAAGAAAAAGGTTATGGTTGGGGATTAGGTACATATGGTGGTGAGGACACTGGAGCAGTGACAACTACTTTAAACGGAGCCATAGATGCCAGCACAACAACCATAGTTTTAACAAGCGCTACACAATTTCCGTCCACGGGAACGAGCTTTGTTTTAATTGGAACAGAGATGATACAATACACAGGCATAAGTGGGAATACCTTAACTGGTGTAACACGAGGTGCCAGAGGAACCACAGCTGCATCTCACAGTGATGGTGCTACTGTTACCAATGGTACAGACTATGGAGCATGGAATGAACAAACACAAGAGGGTTTAGCTTTAGATCCAGGCATGTGGTCATTAGATAACTTTGGTGACAAAGCCATTTGTTTAATTCATGATGGTGCATGTTTTGAATGGGATTCTAGTTTAGGTAATGCAACAGAAACTAGAGCAAGTATTATATCAGGTGCCCCTACAGCATCAAGACACATGGTAGTATCTACACCGGATCGTCACTTAGTATTCTTTGGAACAGAAACAACCATTGGAGACGCATCAACACAAGACGATATGTTTATTAGATTCTCTGATCAAGAAAATATAAATACATATGCACCTACAGCGACTAACACAGCTGGTACACAGAGACTTGCAGACGGTTCTAAAATTATGGGAGCCATTAGAGGTAGAGATGCAATCTATGTTTGGACCGACACGGCATTATTCACACAACGTTTTGTTGGTGCTCCATTTACTTTTGGTTTTGCACAAGTTGGAACTAACTGTGGACTAGTTGGTCAGAACGCATGTGTAGAAGTTGATGGTGCTGCATATTGGATGTCTGAGAATGGATTTTTTAGATATGGTGGTAAACTAGAATCACTACCATGTTTAGTAGAGGATTTTGTTTATAATGACATAAATTTAACATCAGGTAATCAAATGGTTTCTGCAGGCTTAAATAATTTGTTTGGAGAGATAATATGGTTCTATCCTTCTTCTACTTCAGATGTAGTAAACAAAATGGTAGCTTATAATTATTTTGATTCAAATATAAAAAGACATGTATGGACGGTAGGCACATTAGCTAGAACTATGTGGAGGGATTCTGCTGTTTTTGGTAAACCACACGCTTTAGAATATACTGCAGGTAACGATTCGTCTTTTGATGTTGTAGGAAACACAGAAGGCAGAACTGCATATTATGAACACGAAACAGGAACTGATCAAAATAAAAACGGTACTATAACAGCAGTGTTGTCAAATATATCATCAGGTGATTACGACATTACACAGAGAGCTATGAGGAGCACTCAAGGCGTATCTGGTATCGCAGATTTTAGAGGAGACGGTGAGCACATAATGAAGATACGAAGATTTGTACCGGACTTTATATCACAAACAGGAGCAACTAGAGTTACGTTACAATTAAAAAATTACCCTAATAGCACACAAAGTAGTTCACCTCTTGGACCTTTTGATATTACATCCTCTACAACTAAAGTTGATACACGTGCAAGAGCAAGAGCAATTTCATTAAAAATAGAGAACACAGCTGCAGACCAAAGTTGGAAGTTAGGAACATTTAGATTAGATGTACAACCAGATGGGAGAAGATAATGCCATTAAATAAAAAAGGTAAAAAGATAATGAAATCTATGAAGAAACAATATGGTACAAAACGTGGCGAGCAAGTATTTTATGCATCTTTAAATAAGAAAAAAATTAAAGGAGTTAAAAAGAAATAATGGCAAAGATTACACAAATTATAACTAGACCATCACAAGAATATGATTACACCATAGCAGAGGCTCAGGCTAGAGACTTAGATGGTGTTATACAAAAACTAAATACTACATATCAGCAAGAATTAAAAGATGAGGTAGAAGCTCAAAACTTCTTTTTAAATTAATGGCAAATAGTTTTATAAATAAAAAAGCGGATCTAACCACAACGGACCTAACTACTCTGTACACTGTGCCAAGTGCTAAAACTGCTGTGGTAAAATCCATACTGGTTTCTAATGATGCGGGATCTGGTTGCAACATAGATGTTACTTTAGTAGATGCTAGTGGTAACATATTTAGTTTATTTAAAACAAAGACTATAGCAACAATCACCACAACAGAACTTTTAACTCAACCACTTGTAATGGAGGAGAGCGAGGTGCTTAAAGTACAGGCTGCTGACGCGAACGAGCTGCACGTCATAGCCTCGATATTAGAGATACAGCCAAGGGAGGTAACAACATAATGCAGGTAATAAAGCCAGAAAAGATAATAGAAACTATTAGTAATCTTAAGACAGGTGAGATATATAAGAATGATGAGGAGTGGAAAGCAAAAGGAATTCCTCAAGAAGATATTAGAAGAGATATCAAGGTAGTTATGCCTAGTCTCGATCTATTTGGAGAAACAAAATAATGGCTAAAAAACCAATAGTACAAGGTGGAGTAGAAAACTATCTAGGTAAACAACCACAAGTCGTTGCACCTAGAAAATGGCAATCTAGTCCTGATTCACCGCCCACAGAACTTGCATACATTACAAAAGCAGAAAAAGATTTAATACTTAAAAAAGATATACACGGATCGTTATCTAAAGGTCCTAACATGGGCCCATCTGGAATTATGTCACTAGATAGTTTTGGTGATATTGGTGGGGCTGGTGCGGCTGGTGGAGATACAGAAGCTAGCGGTGGGGCTATGGAAGGAAGAGGATTTTCTGGTCAAGCACCTGGACAAAGTGATAGAGATTTTGATAGACAAAAAGCAAATGAGAGAGCTGCATTACAAATAGCAGAAAGAGCACAAGCTAGAAATCTTGGCTATGATGAACGAGCAAACATAGCTGATAGAACATATGGTCCTTTACAAAAATACACAGGTAGAAGTCGTTTATTTGGTGGGGCAAATAGATTTGGGTATACAAACGTCAGACCTGATGGATCACTTCAACCAGGTTTTGGTGGTAGAATATTTGGTGGTCTTACAAGTTTATTAACAGGTATACCTTTTGTTGGTAGTCTTATTGGAAGTGCAATTGACAAAGGTAAAGGAATATTTGGTGCTAGAGATTATTTTGACGATTTGGATGAAGAAGAAAAAGCAAGAATAGAAAATTTACAATTAATTGATGGACAATTAGTAGATACAAGAGCGTTAGATTTTGATCCAGATGCTAAAATATCTGACAGAAGTTTTACATTAAATGATCCAAATGCCATTGTGCCTGGTGGTATACTTGATAATGTAGATATAATAGATATGCAAGAAAACGAAGGCTTTGGCCCAATGCCATAAGCTATTGATTATAGGAGAAAAAGGCGATAAAAAGGACAAACTATGGCAATTTCAAGAAATATGATGGAAAGACAACTACGAGCTGGTGGCGGTATCATGACACTAGAAGAACCAAGACAAGGTTATTTTCTAGGTAAGATTGTAAGAAAAGCTAAAAAAGCTATAAAGAAAGTTGTTAAATCACCACTAGGTAAAGCTGCAATATTAGGCGCAGGTATCTATGGATTAGGTGGTGGATTTGGTCCAGCTGGTTTTAGTAAATCTCTTCTCAAATCAAGAGCTCTTTCTCCTTTTGGAAGTTTTATTACAAAAGGGCCACAAACAGGTAAATTTGATTTTGGTGGTATACTTGCTCCATTAGTTTCTAAAGGTGGTAAATTTAGTTTAGGTAGAACTGCGCTTACAGGTTTAGGTGCTGCAGGAATACTCGCACCATTCTTAATGGGTGGTGATGAAGAAGAGATAGATGAAGGTGTAGATGTTACAGGCATACAGCCAATGGTATCTAACATTAGAGATCAAGCTAGAGCGTTTTATACAGATCCTTCTTCTCGTGCAGATTCTGGTTTATATTTTATGCCACAACAAAAATTTGTACAACCATCTTTCTTTGCTGCTGGTGGTGGACTAGCTGACATACCAAGAGAGGGATATGAAAGTGGTGAAAGAGTTTCAGGTATTTTAAAACTACTTAGTATGATGACTCCCGCTGGAGCTGCTAAAAAAGTAGCTTCAAATATAGACATGGATACTTTAGAAAAACTTAGTATGTTTACTCCTGTTGGAGCTGCTAGAAAAGCAGGCGAAGGCCTTGCAAATATGGATATGAATATTTTAAAAAGACTTGCTATGTTTACCCCTGCTGGAGCTGCAGTTAACTTAGGTAAAAAACTCGCTATGAAAGATGGTGGTATGATAGACATGGGTGGTTTAGAAAAAGATTATCGAGAAGGTGGCTTTGTACCGATAGGAGCTGAGGAGAGAGCGGACGATGTGCCAGCTAGACTTAGCAAGAATGAATTTGTATTTACAGCAGACGCTGTAAGAAATGCAGGTGGAGGCGACATAGACAAAGGCGCTGAAGTTATGCAAAATATGATGGACAACTTAGAAGCAGGTGGTATGATATCTGAAGAGTCTCAGGGCAAAGAAAATCCTGCACAAGCAATGTTCGATCAAGCACAAATGTTGGAGAGTAGAATAGCATAATGGCATTACCAGATTATTTACAAGAAGCAGGAAAAGATTTTGCCAAACAGTTAACGGCACAGACAGCTGTACCTATAGATACAGGTCAGTTTACAGGTCGTCAATTTGTTGCTGGTGAGGATCCACTACAGACACAAGCTATTGGTCTAGCAACACAAGGTATAGGTTCTTTTCAACCATTTTTACAATCAGCTCAACAAGCTATAACACAGGCTGGACAGGATGTTGGAGGACTTCAACAGTTCATGGGCAGTGGAGCAGGGACCGGGGCTGGATCAATCGCAGATTTTACATCACCGTTTCAACAACAGGTTATTGATGAATCATTAAGACAATTTGATGAATCAAGACAAGCAGGTTTACAACAAATCTCAGATGCAGCATATTCACAAGGTGCATTTGGTGGTGGTAGACAGGGTGCATTAGAGGGTCAGTTTTTAGCTGATACTGCGTTAGGAAGAGCAGGACTTGAAGCACAATTAAGAGCACAAGGTTTTGCGGATGCAGCGGCAAGAAGAGGTCGAGCATTTCAACAACAACAAGCACTGGCTGCTCAAAGAGCAGGATTAGCTGGTCAACAGTTTGGATTATCTAATTTCCAAAGACAAAATCTAGCTGGAGATATAGCTAATCTAGGTCAGCTTGGTGCATTCAGACAAGGATTAACTCAATCACAATTAGCAGCCGATCAACAAGCAGCACAAGCAGCAGCTTTTGAACCATTCCAAAGATTAGATAGATTTGGATCAGGAATCACAAGTCTTGCTGGAGGTGTGGGAGGACCACAATTCCAAGCACCTGCAGCTCCTAGTCCATTCTCTACAGCTTTAAGCACAGCTCTTGGTATCGGCGGATTATTCGGGAAATTTAGGTAAACTATGAGACCATTAAATAGACCAATGTTTAGATACGGTGGCCCTATCAAAGAGGGTATCATGGATAGTATGAAAGATAATACTGGAACTGGATTAGTTGGTGATAAAAGATATCCTAAGACAGATGGTAGATCACACCACCTTGCAGTTCTTCCTTTCATAGGAGCTGGTATAAATGCTCTTAGACTTGCAGGTCCAGCAGCAATAAGAGGTTTTAAAGCAGCTAGAGCATTTGGTGCTACTCCAGGTAAACTAGGATTTTATGGTAGAGCAAAAGACCTAGCAAAAATTAGACCAGGTATTGGTCTTAAAATGGGGAAACCTGGAGAAAGTCTAGGTTTTAGAATAGGTTCTTTTGCAAAACAAAATCCTTTTTTAACATTATCTACACCAAGTTTAGCAACTAGCGCAGTCACAGGTGGTGGACCTATTGCAATAGAAGCAGCTAAAGGTATTGCAAACTTTTTAGTTCCAGGTGAAAGATTTGATCCATTCGGTCCTAAAAAAGTAGAACCGCCTACAGGTGATGGCACTGGATTAAAACGTGGTGATGGTAAAACTACAAACGTTGGTGACATAACTGGTACAACTAAACCAGGCGAAGCTGGAGGCACAACTGTAAAATCTGATGCTGAAAAACAACAGATAAACGAAGATAGAATTAACGAAACAAAACAAAAAT